TCCTTCAGGTGCTCCTGTTGCCATTCTAACTCCAAGGACCGTTTCGTAGTGTAAAGGTCTTCGGTCATTACTAACCTCCTCATAGGTTATCCATTTACCTTGTTTAGAAGTAAATCCATCTTTCTCGAACTTTACCTCATTTTTTCCCAGCTTGTCAAGGATAGATTTTTCAATACCAACAGCTGTATCTTCCGCTGAAACATTAAAGTCAGCATAATAGCCATGATATCGAATTTGTACTCGGAAGTTTTTCATAGGTAATTTCTATCTTTATAAACGAAATGAGGCGGTTTTGAGGCCGCCTCATTAATTTGTTTTAGTTGCTATTACGCACCTGGTGATCCGAAGACACCACGCCAGTCAGACCAGCCGAAGCTGTATCTTTCTCTAGCTTTGTATCTAACGTTACCAGTTTCAAAATCGCCTTCCATAGCGGTTTTGATTGGTGCTCTAACAAAGTGTTTTAGTCCATTTGGTACATCTGTTTTAATGAACCATGCGTCAGTATCTGTTAAATAGTGATTAACCACATAACCTTGTGGGATCACATTCATAGATACAACAGCACTGATGTCATTATCAGCTGTTCCAGTTCTACCGACAGATTTTAACAATCTTTCAGCAGTAAATTGAAGCGCCGAAGGAATAATCATTTTTCTTCCTTGAGCTGCAATTTTTAAACCTCTTTCATCAGTTAGCGCAGCAATGTCAATCATTGCTTGCTCTAATGAAGTTTCGTTTAAGTCTGCTGCAGTTGATAGTTCATTTTGTTCTGTACCAGACACAATTACGTGTGCAGTAGAAAACAGTTCTAAACCATCTCCGCCAGTGTACGAACTATTAAATCCTCTGTTGAGAACGTTCGCTGCTTTAACTTGTTTAGCATTAGCCATTGAACGTGCTAGTGCTTTTGTATAACGAGACGCGAGTCTGTCATACAGATTGTCTTCAATCGCTTCTTCAGTAATTGAAAACGCTAAAGCAAGGGTTTCATGCGTATAACGAGCCGTGAAAGTTTCAGTTGCTGCGTCGTAGTTAACACTTGAACCTTCAGGTTTTACACCCGCATTTCCGAATCCAGATAACATAACTTCTTCTTCAAAAGCTCTGTCTGAATTTTCTGTATCGAAAATTTGTGAGTGTTCGTTAGCATAGTTTTTGTACTCCAGGCCGAATAGTGCATTCAAACCTGGTTCTAGTTCTTTAACTAGCTGTGCTCTTGATATTGCCATGTTTATTTATCTCCTATTCGATATTAGTTATACAACGCAGATAGAGGAGTAATCATAACGACTACGTCAGCCCCACCTACTGTTAGGTCTTTTTGACCTGGGATATTAGCTGATCTAACTAGTTTAAACATATTTGTTGTAGCACTTGTTGCTGCTATGTTTAATCTTTCGTCAGACATGCCACTTCTACCAGTAGCGCCATTATCACCTGTGTTGAACGTTTGACCAACATTAGTCAAAGGACATGCTGCGTTTGTTCTAATGTTATATTCCTGAAGAGGATTATCCATTACAAAAGCGGAACCTGAACTTGAACCTGTGTTGTAGTCAACAGCGAAATTTGTTCCACTTGGAACAGAGTTCGCCCACGTTGGTTTTGATGTTGCTGAGTCAACCCAGAATGCACCATTGAATACACCTACTAGTCTTGAAGTAGCTGTAGCATTAGTGAATCCTGCACCACCTGCAGTATCATCGTCTAGTGAGTCGTAAGTTGCATCTTGAATAGAACCTTTTTCAGCTGCCTGTGTCCCTATGTTTAGAGAAACGGGGTCGCCTTTAAAGATAGTATTGAAAGCTGCTCCTGCGTAATCATATAACTGGTATTCAGATTGACCAGATGTTGCAGGTGTTGAACCTACAGTCATCACGGCTCTACATCCGAATCCAGCTGTACTATTATTAGCCATATTTATTTTTCCTTTACTATGTACCTGCCCCTAAGGGCCTCCAGTACGGTTTATTTTATTTTTGTTGGTAAGGAATTACTAAATAATTAGTCTTTCTTTGAACCACCAAAAGTTACACGTGTCTGTCGTTCTTGATTGAACGGCATACTTGGGTGCTGATCCTTTAGTAAATCGTTTTTAATTGCTTCGTCTCTGTCCTGTACTTGTTTCTTATAGTACTCTTCACGAGATTTCGCGATTTCCTCTGGTATCCTAGCCAGCAATAGGCCTCCTACTCCGATAACTCCTGCATGTTTTCCATCCTTAAGCGTGGGATAATCAGAATCAGGATATTCATCCGCTCTAACTAATTCCCATCCGGATCTTAACTTTCCAGCCATGTTTTTTGTGTCGTCAAAACCCATAGTTTCAGCTCTAATCCATCTGTGCCTAGTACCTGGTGGGGCATCAGGGGCATCTAGTGATGAGGGTGGAGTCCAAGTTCTTTTAGCTTCCGCTTTAGTTCTTGTTTGACTCGCACGAGAAGTTTTTATTTTTTCGTTTTCCATATGCTTATATTCCTTCCGTGATGTTTAATTGTTTCGCATAGTCTTCTAATGGCACGCCTAATCTTTTAGCAATTGCTACCTGTGATGGCGAGAGTCTCACAGTTTTTTTGCGTCCTGTTGGGGCTGAACGTTTAGCCGACGCTACATTCTGAGCAGGTTTTGCTCTTTCTGTAGTTGTACCCTCCATCTTATCAAATTTATGGGGGAATTCAAGTCTTATTCTTGAATCTACTTCCTCATAATATTCGTTAGATTGCGGGTCATATCCCTCTTCTTCCACCAATTTTTTATGAAGATCAAAGGCAGTATGAGTCATTGCTGAGTCACTACCAAACCAAGTGTTTTTACTAGCCCAATCTTCTGCTTTAGGGTCAGTTTGTGCTCTTCTAGGTGTAGGGGCCTGATAAGGCTGTTCTACAACTCTTTGCTTTGGTTGTTCTTCATTAAGTTTTTTTAGTGCTCCTAATCTTGATGCATCTTGAGCAAGTTTAGCCATATTTTCTTGAGCTGTTACTTGATCATCTACATTACCAGCTTCAATAGCTACCCTTAATGCTTGTCTTGCAGCATCCATATTTGTAGTAACTCTTGATTCAAACTCATTAACATAAGATTGATCTAAAGTAGAAAGTTTCTTTTCTAATCTATCTTTATCTAATTTAGTTGCTTGAGCAAAATGAACAGCTTCTTCTCTTTGTCTTTCAGCTTCTCTCATTTTACGAGTTAATTTAGAAATACGTTTTTGAACGCTATCACTATAATCTTGTAACTCATCTTCTGGTTTTTCTTTTTTAAGTTTTATTTCTCTTTCATTTTCAAAAGATTTATCTTCTGAAACTTGTTCAACTTCTATTTTGTCTTCAACAACGGCTTCTACCTTTTCAGGTTCTCCTTTGTCGTCTAAATTAATATCAGCACCTACTGTTTCGCCAACATCAATTAACTCTTCTGATTGTTTTATGTTTTCTGGCATAGTTTCTCCTATGATTGTTAAATGAAATGAAGAAGAGATTCAGGATCTTTAACAGTTCCTAAAACTTCATCATCGTTAAGTATTCGCACTTCTCCACCTTCAATAGGTAATCTTGAACCCGCATAACGAGCAAAGATAACCCAATCTCCTTTTTTACACCAAGGTTCATTAAATTTTTCTTTATCCTTGTATGCTAGATCTCCCATCTTTAAAACATAACCACATGATGTAGCTATTCTTGCTTTGTCTAAAGTTTCTTGAGAAAATAATATTCCTCCATCTGATTTATTTTTAGGAGTAAATGGTAAAACTAAAAGTCTGTAACCTACAGGACTTGGTAGTTCATCAACAGTTTCAGTTCCAATATTTTCTGGAGTTAAAGGTTCTGGTTCTGGTGGTAATTTTGTTTTCTCTTCTTCGTATTTTTCTTGAAGACCAAGTTTAATTTTTGGTACTTCCTTGCCCGATGTCGATAACGTTTCCTTGCTCATCTTTTTGCTCCTTAGGTTTTAGCAGGTTAGAGATTTCCTGTAATATTATTTCATAGGCATGTGCCTGACCCAACATATACCTATATTTTTCCATATTGTCAACAGCTCCTGCTAACATAGCTTCGGTAATGCTTTCTTTAGTTGCTTTTATTCTTTTTCTTATCTTCCCTATCATTGTTATATCGTCCATCTTCTCTCCTTATATTTTGAATTGTTGCAATACTAGTAACTTTTCTTCAGCATTTGCGATCTTTTCTATTTGTTTATCTACTTCTTCTATGTGTTGTGGATGTTCTCCAATACCTACAGAATTTTCTAAATAAATTTTAAGTGTAGCATCTGCTTCTGATATTTGTGCATTATATCTATCTTCCAGTGCTGTTAATATTACTTCTCTCATTTTTTTGCCACCTTATCTTTGTTAGGACCTTTTTTAATTATATAGTCTTGAGTTCCATTAGCACCTGCATTAACTTCTTTTTTTAAATGTCTAAATAAACTCATCTCTTTGATTTTTTTATAGTTGCTTTTTAAAAAAGTTTCAAGGAGTTTTGTATCTCGCATTTAACACTTCCACCTACGTCTGGCTTGTCTTATTCTAGAATTAGGATCGTTTCTTGTTTCAGCTGAGGAGTTTCTTAATTGTCCTGCTGATCTTGCACAATATGACTTACGTCTATTTGCAGATTTAGATCCGGGTTTAACTTTACCAGTTACTGCTGTTTTTAATTTTGATCCAGGGTTGGCTGCTCTATAGGCTTTAACACCTTTGTCAGTCATTCCAGCACCAGACTTTGTAGGTCTGTAATTTGCTCCAGGTCCTTTAGTAGTTTTTCTAATTGTGCCACCTTTAGCAAAACCAGGAGCATCAATCATACTACCATAATATTTTACTGAACTAGGATTAGATACTTTTGTACCACCTAAGTTACCTTTAATATAACTTCCGTCATATTTAGTACTAGGCATTTTCATGATTATTTTTTCTTTTTAGGTTTTTTCTTAGCCGTCTTAGCACTGTTTATAAATGCTTGTTTTGTTGGTGCACCTTTAGTTCCAACTTTTCTCATTTTCTCACCTGAGCCGGCTTTGATTCTAGCTTTTTTAGCTGCGATGTTTGCGTATAGTCCTGGTTTAGCCATTGTGTACCTTTCCACAGTCTTTACAGACGTCAATAGTTACTGGATTAGTTTCTATGTTTGCACATTTACATCTTTTACCAAAAACTTTATCTACTAATTTAGTATAAACAGTTCTGATAATTTCTAATGGCCAACATAAAAAGTTTTTCATTATTTTATTTTTCCACCATCTTTTTTAAAGCCCATTTTATTTCTGACTTTTTTAGGTAGTTTTCCTAGTGATTTTTTCTTTGCTGCTGGTACTGCTTTTAAAGTTTTACCACCTGCTTTATACATAGGTCTGTTCATCATTTGCTTGCTCCTCTAGACTCATCTCTTCTAGATTTAAAACTTTGTGATTTAGTAGATTCTTTTCCTCTTCTTGATCCTAGAGATTCATCAAGTCTAGCGTTAGCGCTTTGTTTTTTTTCAGCGTTTCCGTATCTTGATTCATAGGGTCTTGTTCCATAATCGTTTCTCATAATAGTTGCTCCTTATTTTTGTTTTATCAGATTTGTTGCCTTAAGTCCATAGACGCTTGCAATGACACCTACGAAAATTGTTTGATACCAAATTGGTAAATTTCCAAAGTGCAGAAAGAATAACTCCATTTTCTCCATGTGTACAGGATTATCTGACCATACCGACCATCCCAGCATTACGATGGGCACTGAAAGCAAAATCAAAATAAATTCGTCTTTCCAGTCCGATTGTCTAGATTCTAAAAGTTTACCTTGGTAAGCTTCCTCTCCAGCAGCCATTTTTGATGCATGCATAAGCTGTGCATCTGACATAGCCATTTTCGTTCTCTGTTTATTAGCGTAAATTTTACTACCAGCAGAAACGGCTAATTTAATTGCCGAGATCCACATTTAATACCACTTAGCCTTAACAGGTTTTTTGTCAGCTCTCATTGCTTTAGTTCCTCTAACAGTCACAGTTTGTGTTTCAGTACCACTAGTCATTTCGATAGTTTTACCGCCTGTTGAATAACCGTCTGGACCACAACCAAGTTCTTTTTCGATCTTGACGTCGTCGTTCATGAAAGTTGATCCTTTTTGCCAATCTTTACTCATAATTTTCTCCTTAATGATTTATTATACTTAATTTTTCTTAAAGTTTCTACCAAAATCGTTTCTTTTACTGTCGTCTGACATTGTTTGTTTAGTAAGTGAAACTCCTGCACGTAGTTCAGCTAATTCTTCGTTCTGTTCTAGCTTTTCATCGTGTT